ATTCTTGGCAGTAATAATTGGAGGTTTAATTTCGGGAACATTAATAAGTTAAATATGGCAAAAGATTATACAGACCTACATAGATATTTTATGAAACATGACATGGATTGGATAATGAAATTCAATACTAAAATAATTCAAAAAACACATGAAGACAAAAAAAATAACGTACTCAAAAAACGAAAAGATAGCATTTGACAAAGGATATAGGGTAACTCCTGAAGGTAAATTATTAAACCCAAAAAAGAAGGAAATAGGAAGTTATGATAAACAAGGATATAAAAAATTTACTTTACAAATAGACAAAAAATGTTTAATGATTTATGCACATAGGCTTCAAGCATATCAAATTTATGGAGATGAAATTTATAAAGAAGGTATGCACTGCAGACATTTAGATAGCAATAAAGCAAATAATTGCATAGATAATATTTGTTTAGGTACAGCTAAAGAAAACTTTAATGACAGAAATAGAGATGATGTAATGAAGGTGGTTTTATATGCATCTTCATTTACAAAAAAACATGACTATAAAAAAATTAAAGAATACTATAATAAAACAAAGTCATATAAAATGACAAAAGAAAAGTTTGGTATAACAAGTAGTGGAACACTACATTACATTTTAAAAAATGATGAACAAGCGAAAAAAATTATTAGATCAAGCTCTAATTAAACTGAGAAAAACAAAAGGCAAAAAGTTATTCTCAGACCAGGAGTCCTACTACTACAAAAACATTTGTATAGAAAGAAAGGACAACGTAATTGAAATGTTTGACACGACAACAGACATTTACAGACCCTTGATGTTACGCGAAATCATAGATTTCCTGGAAATGGATACAACTGAATTTACAGAAAAACTAAAAATTCAAAATATTATAAAAGCATTTTTAAATAATAGAAAAATGTTTCATATAGCTATATTCAAAGGGAAAGAAAAAGAAAAACTTTTGTACTATAACAAAGCAAAAAGAAGATTAAATCATTTGCGAAAGTTATTGGATATTAACAAAAGTTTGAGTAAATTTGTTAATTATTAAATTTAATTGAATGAAAACAGAAAAATTAAAAGTCCTATACAAAAAGTATGGGCTCGAAAGAGATGATGTGTTCAAACATCAACACTACATTATTATCACCCGTACAGGGATTGATAAAATCCAAGCAACAGAAAAAATCACAATCACTTACGATGTGATACAATGCGACCCTCAGTTCTGTGTTGTAAAAGCCAATGCAGATGCGAACGGAAACAAAATACAAACATTTGGTTCTGCATTGAAGGGAACAAGTCATAAAGACGGAAACTGTAACACGTGGTACGTAATGGAAATGGCTGAAAAAAGAGCCATGTCAAGAGCTGTATTAAAGCTAACAGGATTTTACGAATTAGGAGTGTTTGGCGAAGATGAAAGCGAAGACTTCAAAAAAACTGACAAGGCATGGAAAAAATAAAGAAAATGTCTAAGGCAGATATAATTCTGAGACTAAATGACGACAAAGAATACTATGGAAAGTTTGGTAAACAATTTTTGTCTTATTCTTTTATAGGTGACCTAATAAACAATCCAGCTGGAATGCTGGCAGAACATGAAGAAACAAATTATTTCATGTATGGTAAAGCTTTTCATGAAATTATGATGTTTGGCGAAACACAATACAACAATTATGTTGATTGTTCCACCAGGTCTACAAAGATTTACAAACAAGCACTTTTAGATAATAAATGTGACGTCTTATTACTTAAAAAAGAATACGATGATATTGTTTCTTTGGTGGATTCAGGAAAGTCAAACAAACATGTAAAAGAAATATTTTCTGATAAAAGCATAAAGTTTGAAGTCCCAAATGTTTCAGCACTGACCACAAATAATATAATGTGGAAGTGTAAAGCAGATATAGAAACTAATGATTTCATATATGATATCAAAACAACATCTAACATTCATGCTTTCAAAAAATCAAGTTCCATTTACAACTATGATGCTCAAGCATATATATACTCATTCATGTTTCAAAAGGAAATGAAGTTTATTGTTTTCGATAAAAACACAGGGGTTGTTGGTATAATGGATGTGTCCGATGAAACATATGAAAGAGGGCGAGAGAAGGTAGAACAGGCAGAAGAACAATACCTGGATTACTTTGTAAACGAAACAAAAAAACTTAAAGACCACACAATTTATGGAACAATATAGGTGGCTGAAAGATATCATATTCATTGCTATTGCGATGTTTATAGTTCAACTAATTTTTAATTTTAATTTTTAATATATGTCAAGTTTAATTACAGCCTCGATCAAGGCTTCTGAATTAAAGAAAATTGATCCAGAGAAAATAATCAAAGGAGAAAAGGATAAATACATTCCGATTGCTATTTCAGTTGATGACAAATCATCTGAATATGGACAGAATGTGTCAATATTTATTCAACAATCCGAAGAAGAAAGAAAGGACCCAGACAAGAAAAGACATTACTTAGGTAATGGCTCAGTAATCTGGACTGACGGAAATATCGTGAAAGGGGTGAAAGGTGGTTCAGGACAAAACTCGTCTCCATTTGTAGATGAGAAGCCTACAGCTAAATCAAATCAATCTGAAATAGATGACCTACCTTTCTAGTTTAATTGGGGGCTTAGGCCCCCTTAAATTAACTTTATGAAGAATAAAAAAATATTAGATAGAATAGCACAAATTGTTGCTAATGAACACAACATGGAGGTTCATGAAATTTTTGAGAATACAAGAAGACGAGATTTAACAGACATCAGGTCAATGTTTCATTATTTGGCACATAAATATTCTGAAGAATCTTTACAAAGTATTGGAGATTATTCTTTTTTAGCAGGGAGAGAAAAGCCACATAACCATGCATCAGTATTGCATGGAAAAAACAAAATTATGAGCTTTGTTGTATATGACAGAGACATTGCTGAAAGAGTAGAAAGAATGGAAAACAAAGTAATTGACTATACAAACAACTCAAAACATTTTAAGAAAAGAAAACAAACACAGATAACAAAAATAGTTGATTTAGTATTTGCAGATAAAGATGAAGACTTTATAAACATGATATATCAAGTCGTAACAAAATCGTATAGATCCAAAGATAAATCAACACTAAAACAATGTATAAGACATTTAGATCAAAAATATTATGAAAGGGTTTATCAAGCTACACAGAACGATTCTGGATTGGGAGTGGTACAAGGATCAGAAAACTAAAATATTATTCATACACTTACTCATAAACGCATGCTACGATGAATGTAGGTTTATGGGCCAACCACTAAAAAAAGGGCAATATATATCTACTTTTAAGAGGTTAGCTAATGAAACAGGCTTAACAATAAGAGCAGTCAGAACTGCCCTAAGTAGATTACAAAAAACAGGTGAAATCGACATACAAACGACACGAAAGTATACACGTATAACTATCTGTAACTATGTGAGTTACCAATTGAATGAAAATGATTATCAATCAAAAACGACATACCAACGACACACAAGTGACACAGAAGCGACACACATAAATAAGAATATAATAAATAAAGAAAATAAGAATAATATATTTTTTGATGAATCTTGTTCTGATAATATGTGGATGGAAACTTTAAGAATGCATTATCTTGTAGACAAAGACACTGTGTGTAAGGCTTTAGAAAAATTTACTGCACACATAAACATAACACAAGAATACAAGTATTCATTAAAGCAATATAGAAATCATTTTGTGAATTGGTTAAAATACAACAAAGAAGTGATAGAAGGTCCTGCAAAGAGTTTGTATAAGTGGAAGTGGAAGGGACAGGCCACAAAATCAGGCAACAAGATTGATTTAATGAAAGACAAACAAATATTTGACAAACCAGGATTTGATTTTAAAATAATAAAGAATGGAAATTAAGGGATATGAAATAGATGATTTTAACATCTACAAGCTAGATACAAAGGCAGAAAAATCTACCTGCCCTAAGTGTTCACACGAAAGAAAAAAGAAAACGCAAAAATGCATGATGCTGGATTGGGACAGGGGTTTAGGAACTTGTCAGCATTGTGGTGTTGTTTTACAGCTTCACACGTACAAAAAACAAAATTCACAATCATTTGTTCTGCCTCATGTCGATTTGAATCCAATACAAGAGAAAGTCTATAATTGGTTTGAAACACGAGGAATAGGTAGAGAAACTTTGCAAAGAACAAAGGTCACAAATGGTGTAGAATTTATGCCTCAATTAGGAAGAAAAGCTAATGTAATTATGTTCAATTACTATGTAGATGACATTCTTGTAAATGTAAAATACAGAGATGCTATGAAGAATTTTAAACTTCATAAAGGCTCACAAAAAACATTCTACAACATAAACTCTATCAAAGACACTGAATGTTGTGTTATTGTTGAGGGGGAAATTGATTGTCTGTCTTACATTGAGGCAGGTATTGACTATGTAGTCAGTGTTCCTAATGGATTTACTGCATCAGGTCAAATAAATATGGATTACTTGACGGATTTTTATCATTATTTCGAATCAAAAGAAAAAATATATGTAGCTGTTGATAATGATGAAGCAGGAGAAAATGGAAAAAAAGAATTAATAAGAAGATTTGGTTCAGATAAAGTTTATTTAGTAGATTTCAAAGATTGTAAAGATGCTAATGAATATTTAATCAAATATGGAAATCAAGCATTAAAAGATACAATATCCAATGCCATACCTTGTCCAATAGAAAACGTTTTGAGAGCATCAGACATGTCAAAAGACTTAGATGACTTCTATAAAAATGGTATCAAGAATGGTTATAAAATAGGATTAGATGATTTTGATAGCATATTCTCTACATACACAAAGCAATTTATTGTAGTAACAGGTTTTCCTAGTAGTGGAAAGTCAGACTTTGTGGATCAAATGACTTTAGGATATAATATGATGTATGGATGGAAAACAGCCTACGCATCAACAGAAAACTTTCCACAATACTTGCACGTAGACAAGCTTGTGCGTAAAGTATATGGTTCTACCCCTACTTACAAAGAAACGCAAACAAATGAATGGAAAAAGTGTTTAGACCATGTAAATAAAAACTTTTACTTTATTGATTACCAAGATGGATTTGATTTAGATAAGGTTTTAAAGAAGGGAGAAGAACTTGTAAAAAGAGTTGGTATAAGATGTTTAGTTATAGATCCATACAACAAAGTAAGAGATAAAGAAAACTTAGATAAATCTATAACAGATTATAC